GAAAAAAAATATCTGCATTACTTGAAATGGATGCAAATATTTATTGTAATCTTGGTATAGATTCTACAAAAACTGAAAGATATGAAGCTAAAAAATTATCAAAACAAATTTATCGTGCTATAAAAACTATAGACCCAGAACAAGGGCAAAAGTATTTATATCATATGGATAAATGAAAAAACTGACAAGAAGTAAGCTAATAAAAAAACTTGATAATGTATTTAGCTTATATATTAGACTTCGTTATGCTAAAAATGAAGTAGCACAATGCTTTACTTGTGGCAAAAAAGATCATTATAAACGACTTCAATGTGGTCATTTTCAATCTCGTAAACACTATTCAACAAGATGGGATGAAATAAATTGTCAAGTACAATGTGCAAAATGCAATGTTTTTAATTATGGAGAACAATTTGTGTTTAGTAAAAATCTTGATATGGAATATGGTAAAGGTTGTTCTGAATCACTTTACTATAAATCAAAACAAATAGTTAAATATTCTACAAACGATATAAATGAGTTAATAAATAAATATACTTTGTTAATAAATGAGTTAAAGTAATTTCTATATTTATAGTGTTCTGTTACATTTGTCTTTGTCAAAAAAGGGAGTTAATTAAATTAGCTCCTTTTTTTTTGGTATTTATTAAAAAAATTGTTTATATTTATATTTCATTTAAAAATTATATATATGGCAATAGACAAAACTGTATCTTACGAACAACATTATGTTCAAGTAGGATTTTACCAAACCTTTATTAAAAACAAAGAGCAAGAAATCAAGAACTTAAATAAAGAGATTGATTTCCTTAAGCAAGAAAACGAGTGCTTAAAAGCTAAACTTGAAGTACAATCTAATAACTTAATGACATTATGAAAAAAGAAAAATTAGCAGAACTTTATCACAAATACGAGTTGTCTAAAGACGACTTCTTTAAACATCAACATTACACTATAATTACAAGACAAGGTATTGACAAAATACAAGCTATAGAACAAATATCTATAGACTATGAAGTGATTAGATGTGAACCTAACTTTGCGGTATTTAAAGCAATAGCAATTAAAAACAATAAAAAAATCATTACATTTGGATCTGCTTTAAAAGGTGTATCGTATAATGAAGGAAATTGTCAAAGCTGGTATGTTGCTGAAATGGCAGAAAAAAGAGCAATGTCAAGAGCCGTATTAAAATTAACTGGGTTTTACGAACTTGGTGTATTTGGTGAAGATGAATCAGATTCATTTAAAAAGAAAACTACAAAAGAAGAATTAATCAATAAAATTAAAAATCAATAAATTATGAGTGCAATTATCAATGCGAGTATTAGGGTTGACAAGTTACCTAAAGAAAAATTTGTAAAAGGTAAAGATGGTGCAGTTTACTACAACTTAACTATTTCAATTAATGATGAAACAAGATTTGGAAACAATGTAGCTATTATGGATTCTCAAACAAAAGAAGAAAGAGAAGCTAAAGCACAAAGAAATTATCTTGGAAATGGTAAAGTGGTTTGGACTAACGATCTAATAAAATTAGCTGAAAGAGAAGAAGTTACTTCTGATGAAACTAACGACCTTCCATTTTAATTAATTAAATATTTTATTTTAAAAAGAGGGGTTTTTTATAACCCTTTTTTTTATATATTTATACAAATGCAACTACGACTGGACGAACAACAAACATTACAGCATCTTGCAATGCAATCTATTGAACAAGATTGTTTAATTGATGTTAATGAAAAATTAGAATACCCTCCTGTAGCTTTATCGCTCGGAGAAAAATTAATAAAGAATAAAATAAAAGATATGCTTTTACCAATACCTATTGGAACTTATGGAAACTTTAGCTTTATACAAGCACCTCCTAAAACAAAAAAGACATTTTTTACTTCATTACTTGCATCTGTATATTTATCAGATCAAAATCATTTTGGAGGGAATTTAAAAGGGCATAGACAAGGTAAACAATTAATACACATAGATACAGAACAAGGAAGATGGCATTGTCAAAGAGTATTTAAAAGAGTTGTAGAAATGGCTGGAACATCTAATGACTACTTGACTTTTGGTTTAAGAACTATAGATTATAAAGACAGAATAGAATTTATAGATTATTGTTTAGAACATAAAGCAGAAAATGCTGGTTTACTTATTATTGATGGTATTGCTGATTTATGTGCAGACGTTAATAATATTGAAGAATCAAATGCTTGTGTACAAAGACTTATGAAATGGTCTGAAAAATACAATGTGCATATTATGTGTGTAATACATTCAAACTTTGGATCAGATAAGCCAACAGGACATCTTGGAAGTTTTTTAGAAAAAAAAGCAGAAACACAAATACAATTAGAAGCAAATACAGTTAATACAGAATGGGTTACTGTCAAATGTAAAAGAAGCAGAGGTTATGCGTTTGAAACATTTAGTTTTAAGGTAAATGAAATAGGACTACCTGAAATCGTAGGGGATCTATATGATCCTTTGAAAAACTAAATTATGAAAAATAACTTATCGGAAATCTACAATAAACATCAAGTGTGGATTGACATTGTTTGCTCTTTTGGATGTAATAGAGAAACTGCAGAAGATATTACACAAGAAATGTATATAAAAATTCATAAGAGAATAAATGAGGGGATTAATATAGATTTTGGAGATGACTATAATTATTACTATATTTTTAAAACATTAAAATCTTTATTCTTGGATTTAAAACGTAAAGAAGCAAAAGTTAATGTTTTACCTTTAGACGATGTGAGTGATTTTCTTGCAGATTTTGATGCAGAGAATTATGAAGAAGTTTATGCTACAATACAAAACGAATTAAATCATATGTATTGGTACGATAAAAAGATATTTGAGATTATAGAAGGCGGTGAAAGTATAGCCCAGCTTTCAAGAAAGTCAGGCATACCTTATTATTCACTTTATAATACTTATAATAAAGTAAAAGAGAAATTAAAAAAATTATTATGATAATTACATTGACAGAAGAACAAATAAAATTTGCTAAAGATTTAGGATTTAAAAGAAGCGCAAGTGTTGGACACGCAGTTACAAAAAAAAGTTTTAATGCTTATGAAAACAAAAAACCTGATTGGTGGCGTCATTATATTGGTGCATTAGGAGAAGTTGCGTATTCAGTTTATATAGGTAAAGAAGTAGATTCTACAACTATAGGAACTGGAGATGATGGAACTGATTTTGATAATGGTGTAGATGTCAAATCATCTGACTTAAATCGTAGACCAAATTTATTATTAGGAATAAATCAATTTAATCTAAAATATGCAGAACGTTATGTTTTGGCGTGGGTTAAAATTCCTACTGTAGAATTAATTGGTTATATAGACAGACAAGATGTTATAGAAAAAAGCACAATAAAAAACTTTGGATTCAATGACAACTATTTTGTGAGTAATAACAACTTAAAACCTTTATTATGAGATTAGGAGATTTAGTAGAAAAAATAATAAGCATTATAACTATAGGTCAAGGCAAACGTATAGCAAAATACATTGCAAAGAAATTAGGCAAAGACGATTGTGGATGTGATGACAGACGTGATTCTTTAAATAATATAAAAATAAAGAGATGGTAAAATTTAATAAATATGATTTTAAAGACTGGGAAAAATTTAGGCTTTCAGAAAAAACAACCATTGATCGTGAAGAATTTAAAATGGTTTGTAAGTTCCACGCAACCTATTACAATCATAAATACTTCGAACCTTGTACTTGTAATCCCAAGTTAATAAACAAATGGATTAAAGAACTTAATATCATTTGGGATAATGGGAATTAAAACAATAAACAAATTAGAAAAAATATATGTAGCTTTTTTAAATTTAGATGGCTGGAATTTAGAATGGACTGGTGATGGATATAAACATTATGATGCTTGTGGTTTTACACCAAAAGGAAATCCTTGTGTTATTGAAATGAAATTTAGAAATAAATATTATGAAGAAAAAATGTTAGAAAAATACAAATATGATGCTTTAATGAAAATGGATAAAGAAGTAGTGAAATTATATTTTGTAAATGATCCTAAAGGAAACTATTTATATTGGTTAAAT